TGCGGAAGGGCAGCAAGTACAAGCTGAAACAAGATGCTGTTATTAAACCGGCAGAATCGCAAGAACAAATAACCCATTGCCGGGATTGCTGTTGGTTCGATCCGGACGGGATGATCGCCTGTCAGAACGATTACGGAATGACCATTTGCACAGAGAACGATTTCTGTTCTCAGGCACAACGCAAAGGAGCGTGGAAAGGGGAGGACTAATGGACGAATACAGAACCCGCGTTTGCAGAATCTGCGCTGACATCCTGAACATGTATGCGGATATGAACGCGCATTTGGCTTATGTGATCAGATGCAAAGACTGCAAGTGGCGCGTGTACGCTGGTGAATGGGTTTGCGGTCACGCGCTTAATTCCGATGGTGGAGCGTTCACGGCGGTCAGGGCGGATGACGATTTTTATTGCGGAAGAGGAGAAAGGAAAGCGAGGTAGACGAATGAGCGACTTAATCAGCAGGCAGAAGGCAATAAAAGTTTGCAATAGTGCTATCGACTTATTGGAAGGACAACTTGGCAGTGGGGCATTGATTGCGGTTAGGGACGCCATTAAAGACTTGCCGTCCGCACTCACGAGGTGTAAAGATTGTAAACATTATCAGTTCGCAGATAATCGAGCGTTTGGTTTCCCCGTGAAACGATGCGAATGGACAGGATTTGAAGATGTTGACGACAATGATTTTTGCAGTAGAGGGGAGAAGAGATAACAATGAGCGACTTAATAAGCAGACAGGATGCGATTGATACAATTGAAGCAAAAGAAGCGAATGAATTTGGCAATTATTTAGAGTATAACGTGGCATTCAATGACGGATTACGTTCGGCTGTTTACGCAATTGAGGATTTGCCATCCGCACAGCAGTGGATTCCATGTAGTGAGAGGTTGCCTAATAGTAATGGGTGTTATCTTGTTTGGAGACCACATTTTTTTGGGGGAGAAATTGGAATGCCATCTATTTGTTATTTTGATGGTCAAAACACATGGCATGATTCTTATGGTGTAGATTTTGAACGTGTTTTATCATCAGATGATGTGACGGCATGGATGACATTGCCGGAGCCGTATAGCGGTGCGGATATGCGGAAAGGGGAAACGGATGACTGAGACACTAAAAGTTATACATCACCTGACCCCGGTAACCGACCGGGCTCGCTGGAAGGCGGACGGACTGCGGGATAAGTACAAGGCGGAAGGCTACAGCGTCAGAGTAGAGAACAGGATCCACGGGATCAGCGTGATAGCGAAGAAGGTCCTTAGTAAAGATAATGACTGAAAAGATCTTAAAAGAGAAGCTTAGAAGGTACAGGAGAATATTGAAGGATTACGAGAGCGAGCTGCGGAGGCTGGAAGAACTTGAACACATGAGCACCAGCATGCGGTCGCTCTCCGATCTGTCTGAGCGCGTCAGATCCTCATCGTCGGCAAGTGCGAAGTACGAGAGCGTTGTCCTTGATAAGGTGACGCTCGAGAACGAGCTGAGCGCAGTGCTCGAAGAGGTCCGGAGCGCGAAGGAAGAGACCGAGGCGCTGATCCAGCTCGCAGAGACCAGAGAGCAGCAGCTGCTCCTGCGGTGCAGGTATATCGACGGCATGGAGTTCGAGCAGATCGCGAAGGTGCTGAAGTTCTCGGAGCAGAATGTCTATTTTATCCACAAAAAGGCGCTGGGCAGTATTTTAGAGTCCATTAGAGTTGGTTAGAGTTTATTATGTAGCATGAATTAGAAGGATGATTTTCTCCTTATGCATACCCTCAATTTATACTTCTTTCGGCATTGCCCCGGCTTCGGCCGGGGTTTTTGATTGGAGGCGATTATATGGCTAACAACTTAATAACGCCGCAGGAGCTTAACGCCCGCTTAACGCCCGAAGAACGCAGAAAAAACGCAAGCAAGGCGGGGAAGGCAAGCGCCGAGAAACGGAAAGAAAATAAACTGATCAAGGACATGATCCTCGAGCGGATGGGAGAAACTGACTGGGACGAGATGATCGACAATCTGATCGCAAGGGCGAAGGATGACCGCCAGGACTTCGAGACGCTCCGGGACACGATCGGCCAGAAGCCGAAGGATACCGTAGCGGTAGAGACTGAGATCATCCGGATAGGATTTGAAGATGATTGACCTCGTTTTTAACAAAGCTAAGGTTTTCAATGAGACTTATCTGCCTTATCTGGAGGATTACAGCCGGCGCTTCGAGGTGTATTACGGCGGAGCAGGCTCCGGCAAGTCGCACTTTATTGCGCAGAAGCTCATCCTTAAGGCACTGAAGAACAGGCGGAAGGTGCTGATCGTAAGGAAGACCTTAGTCTCCCAGAAAGACAGCTGCTGGAGGCTGGTCATCGAGGTGCTGCAGTCCTGGCATATATATGAGCGTTGTCAGATTCGGCGCTCCGATTATGAAATAGCGTTGCCTAATGGCAGCGTTTTTTTATTTAAAGGAATTGATGACCCGGAGCGTATCAAGTCGATCGTAGGGATCACGGACATCTGGGTAGAGGAAGCAAACGAACTGACAGAGGAAGACTTCGACCAGCTCAACCTCCGACTGCGGTCCGATCAGGGCGATCTGCAGATTATTGCCAGCTTTAACCCGGTATCAAAAGCGAACTGGGTATATAAGCGGTGGTTCGAGGATGAGCAGGATCTTGCAGGCGCAGACGATACCCTCATCCTCCGGACCACATACAAGGATAACCGCTTTCTCCCGGAGGAGTACGTGGCAGCTCTCGAGGCAATGGTCAAGACCAACCCGACCTATTACCGCATTTATGCGCTGGGCGAGTTCTGCAGTCTCGACAAGCTTGTCTATAACAACTGGCGGGCGGAGGACTTCGACGTGCACACGCTGCCGGCAGGCGTCAACCTGCAGGGCCTCGACTTCGGTTTTATCAACGACCCGACGGCCTTCGTCGCTTCGGTGCTGATCGAGAACGAAAAGAGGATCTACATATATGCCGAGTGGGGAGCGGTCAACCGTACGAACGAGGAAATAGCCAGGGCGCTTACTTCCCTCGGCTACTCAAAGGCGGACATCATCGCAGACTCCGCAGAGCCTAAGAGCATCGAGGAGCTGAGGCGCGCCGGGATCAGGAGGATCCGGGAGAGCGTCAAGGGTCCGGACTCAATCATACACGGCATCCAGAAGCTACAGCAGTACGAGCTTATCGTTAAGCCTTTGTGTGCTGAGATCATTACCGAGCTGCAAAATTACAGCTGGGAAAAAGATAAAAAGACAGGCGAGTACATAAACAAGCCTGTCGACGCATTTAACCATTACCTCGACGCGCTTCGTTATTCATTGCAATGTGTTAACGACAGGCGCGTCCGCATACTAAACAAGGGAGCGCTAGGGTTATGATTCAATTCTACATGAACCGGGAGGAACCACTTACCCCGGACAAGCTGGGCAAGATCCTATCTGTATACCAGACCGGGATCATCCCGACACTCATCAAGAGATACAACTACTATACCGGGAAGCAGGACATCCTCAACCGCATACCGTCGAGCGAGGACAAGCCTAACAACCGGATCGTAACGAACTTTATCAAAAACATTGTGGAAACGTATGAAGGCTATGCGGTAGGCATTCCTATCACGTATTCGTCGGATCTGGAAGGCTTCGAGGAGCTGCTTGATATCTTCAAGTACAACGACGTTGTGGATGAAGACGCGGAACTCTTCCGCAAGGGGCTGATCTTCGGACGAGCGCCAGAGATCTGCTACTTCGACGAGTCCGGCAAGGTCCGCTTTAAAGCGCTGGACCCGAGGGAGTGCCTGCCTATCTACGAGGACACGCTGGGCAGTGAGCTGCTCTATGCGGTCCGCATGTGGCAGACCAACCCGGACGAGCCGGTAACGTCCGGCACTTACTACGTTGAGGTCTACGACTCGAAGATGCGGACGCTCTACAGGTCGACAGCCGGCTATCTAAGTTTCGAGTATATCGAGCAGGTGCCGCACAACTTCGGACAGGTGCCTGTGACCTTCTTCTCCTTGAACGATGAGGAGGAAGGACTAGCCGACAGCATCTTTACATTACAGGACGCATACAACAGCCTGCTGTCCGACTCGATCAATGACTGGGATAGCTTTTGTGATGCTTACCTCATGCTGATCGGATGCACAGCCGAGGCGGAAGACCTCGCTGCCATGAGAAAAGAGCGCTGTCTTACACTCCCGGAAGGAGCAGACGCGCGTTTCCTGATTAAGAACACCCAGACGACCGAGATCGAGCACCTGCTTACAACGGTCGAGGAAAAGATCAGGGAAATAGCATGCTGCCCGAACTTTGCGAGCGAGACCTTCGGCACAAGCTCCGGCATTGCGATCCGCTACCGCCTTATGGGCATGAGCAACAGGATCAAGGCGATAGAGAGCAACTTCCGGAAGGCACTGCAGCGCAGGATCGAGCTCATCGCAGGAGTGTCGAGCATGATCAACGGACAGGAAGCCCTCTGGAGGGACGCAGATATAGAATTTGCCGACAACATCCCGCAGAACCTCGCAGACGTTGCGACAGAGGTCAACGCATACCGAGGCCTTGTAAGCGACAAGACGCTGCTCTCACAGATTCCTTTTGTTACTGATGTCGAGGCAGAGCTCGAGCAGATCGCGAAAGAAAAAGCGGAGAGCGTGGAGATTTACCAGGGCTTCGGCTTCGCGGAGGAAGAGGATGGTGAGGGATGACGACATATTGGGATGAGAGGCTCGTACAGGAGCAGGCAGCTCTATGGGATAAAGGTTACCTGGTGACCGGCGAGCTGAAAAAGGAATACACGCGGGCAGCGCAACAGATTGCCAGGGACATGTCTGCATTATATGACAGGATCCAGAGCGGAACGGCAACAGCTAACGACTTATACAAGTACAACCGCCTCTATAAGATGATGGCGGAGGTCAATAAGGAGCTTAAGAAGCTGAACGCGAAAGAGGTCCGGCTGTTAGAGCGTGACTTCCGGGATCTGTACGATGCTAACCAGCGCATGCTCCGGAGCGAGTTCGGATTCACTTCTAAGCTGCCAAAGAGCGCAGCGGACAAAGTGATCCGTGCAATCTGGGCACCGGATGCCATGAACTGGTCAAAGCGTTGCTGGATAGATAAGGCGAAGCTGATACAGAGCCTTGAGAAGGGCCTGATCGACTGCGTTGTCAGAGGCGCGAGCCGGCAGGAAGTTGTCGCGCAGATCCGCGACGAGTTCGACACGAGCTACTACAGGGCGGACAGGCTCGTCCGTACAGAGCTCAATTACATCCAGACGCAGAGCACGCTCGACCAGTACGCGGCCGAAGGGATCGAGAAGTACATGATCATCGACGCCGGCGATTATCCCGGATCGGGAGTCAAACCAGAAAGGGAGTGTACAACCTGCAGGAACCTGGCGGACGGCGGTCCTTATCCCGTCGCCAAAGCTGAGGCAGGGGTTAACCTCCCGCCGATTCATCCTAATTGTAGGTGTACGATCGCACCGTACAACAATAACGGCATACTCGGCTACCTCGCAGGCATGACAGACGAGGAGATACAGGCGGAGAAGAAACGCCTGCAGGCTGAGGCGCTGCTAAAAAATGCTGTTAACGGGTAAGACACCCGTGACAAATAAACAATCACGAGGGGACGCTTAATCGCCAACTCACACAGAGGGCGGAGGCCCTTTTTTTGTGCCTCTGAACTCGGAAAGGACCAGAACATGGAAGAAAACAAAACGCTCGAAACTCAGGAAGCTCCTGAGGGTCAGGAAACTCCGAAGACTTACACGCAGGAAGAGGTTGATGCTCTTCTCCAGCAGGAAACGGACCGCAGGGTCACGTCAGCGCTGAAAAAAGCAGAAGAGAAGAACAACCGCAAGGTGCGCGAAGCTGAGAAGCTGGCCGCCATGAATGCACAGCAGCGCTATGAGTACGAGCTGGAGCAGCGAGAGCAGCAGCTGATCGAGAAGGAGCGCCGGCTGACTCTTGCAGAGAACACAGCCGAAGCGAGCAAGATCCTCGGAGAAAAAGGACTTGACCAGGCACTGGTCGAGTTTGTGGTGGCGGAGGACGCCGACACGATGAGCGCCAACATCAACGCGCTCGAGAAGGCATTCAAAAAGTCCGTAAAGGAGGAAGTAGAACGCCGTCTCGGATCCCCAGCACCGAAGAAGAACCTGCCGCCGGATGAGACGATCACGAAGGAACGCTTCGACAAGATGAGCCTCACAGAGCAGGCGGCATTATATGCAAACAATCCAGAGCTTTATAAGACTCTGACAAGCTAAGAAAGGACAAAACAATGGCAAACGTACCTTATGAGAATTTTGTACTTGAGAACAAGTACGAGAGCCTCCTGTCGACAAAGGTCGACCTGGCTAATTATTTAACACCGGACTACTCACTCTCTGAGAATGCCGGCATGAAAAAGACAATCCACAAATACAGCGCTACCGGCGCAGTAGAAGACCTCGCTCAGGGCGTAGGCAACAGCGGTGTTTTCGAGGCTTCCTATGCATCCGAAGATTACGTAGTAGGCGTAACACAGGGCAAAGGCCAGTATTTCGACGAGGAAGCAATGAAGGACCCGATGATCGTTGAGACTATCCTTAAAGGGATGGCTGAGTCTATGGTTAACGACTTCACCGCGAAAGCTATCGGCGAAATGGCTAAAGCTACACAGACTATCGAGTGCGACTGGTCAACAACGACAGCCGGCTATCTGTTCGGTAAGATCGTAGACGCTGCGGCACTCCTGGGCGAAGAGAGCGAAGGCTATAGCCTGCTGATCCACCCGAAGAACCTCGCATATGCTAGAAAACAGCTCGGCGACTCACTGCAGTACTCCGAAGGCTTTGTACGTACCGGCTATGTAGGATCTATCTGCGGCTTCCCTGTCGTAGTATCCAAAGCAGTACCGGAGACCGCGGCCTTCCTGGTTAACCGTGAAGCCGTTACCCTGTTCATTAAGAAGGGCACAGAGGCAGAACAGGAGAGAGACGCAGACACCAGAAAGAACCTGCTCTTTATCCGTAAGGTCGCACTTGTTGCTCTTACGAACGAGAAAAAGATCGTTTCTATCGCTAACGCACAGAGCACAGCCTGCGCGATCACAACTTACACAAAGAACACGAAGACAGTAAGCGGCACCTGCGACACTGCAGCGACTAAGGTCGACATCTTCGTTAATGGCACTTTCGCGGCATCTGTTGCAGCAGCAAGCGGAGCTTTCACAGGCACGAACGCGCTCGCCACGAACCTCGCTA